GGAAGAAAGAATATCTTTATGAAAAGGTTAAAAGAACGCGAACCTAGGTTATTTACAAACTCGGGGAAAAAGAATTTTCAATCATACGCAAGAGCTTGTCCATGGCAATTTAAAAAGGTGCCTGTTATTTTAACGTCGAAAGAAAAAGAAGAAATAGATAAAATAGATAAAGAACAGGGTAGTAAATCATATGACGAGCATATTACTTATGGTAGTGACCCAAATAAAAAATATCATTATATATGTCCAAGATTTTGGTGTATAAATGATAAAGAAAATAAAGGTATTGGTAGAAGCTTGTCTTTAAAGCAAGTTAACGATGGTGAATGTGGTGGTTGGCCAGCTGTAATTAAGAAAAATTCTAAAAAAGTAGGGAAAGGGAAACGAATCTTAGAATTTACAGATAATAGATACCATAGGAACTCTTATAGAGGTAAAAATAAATTAGTATATCAACAACATTATCCTTCTTTTCAAGGACCAGATAAACATCATGAAGGATTGTGTGTTCCATGTTGTTATAGTACACCAACAACACATGAAGATAATACAGGAAAAAAATACGATTTATCAATAGAAAAAGGGACGAAGGGGAAAAATTCTCTTATATTTAAATTAGATGGAAAAAAACAAGGCCTCGTTGATATGAAAAAATTAAAAGAAAATAAAAAGATAATGAAGGATTCTTGGAATATATCAGAAAAAACAGAAGATTTATATAATAGTAACTGGAATGAAGCCGAACAAAAAATAGATAATTTAGATAAGCTTATTTCTGGAGAAATGGGCGATGAAAAATTGAAACAAAAAAGAAAGTTACCCACCAAGGATAGGATTATCAATAGGGAAAATTGTAAAACAAAAAAAAATATAGATAAAGTTGTCCAGGTAACCGAAAATAGACCATTGCGTGATGTGTTCCCGTTGAAAAGAAAACAAACAGCATTTTTAACCTTGTCTTTACAAAAATTTTTTAATTATAATTTATTGAAAAACTGTTTTAAATCTAAAAGCGATATGTATTTAAAAGATGATAGCTATTGTTTGTTGCGTTTAGGTGTAGATAAAACAAAAAAGACATCGTTTATTTCTTGTATAGCTTTAATATTTGAAAAATATAAAGAACAAAAAAACTCAAGAATTGAAGAAACAGGTGATTTTGTTAAGTTAAATAATTATATCCCAAATGATAAAAATAAATCTTATGTTTCATTTATAAAATATATTATTAAAAAACTTACACTAGACACGTTCATTAAAATGCAGAACGGTGCTCTCATTGACATATTTAGTCAAAATAAAAAAATACAAAAATCTAAATTAATTAAGAAATATAAAAATGAAAATATTTTTAAACTGGTTAAAAAAATGAAAAACGATGGTTTCGACTATCTAAACTATATAGCCGTTTCTTATGAAAATTACGTTTCCTTTCTTAAAGATAATACAATTGAAAAAACCTATGAATATATATGGGATTTGGTATGTGAACCAATCGGTAGTGGAGGACTTTTATTCGAAGACGGTATAAATTTATTGATTTTAAATAATCCAACAGATAGTGTTACAGAAAAAATAGAATTGATTTGTCCAAAATCGCAATATTCGAAAAATATATTTTTAGATTCGAGACCTTCGGTTATTTTATATAGTGAAAATGGTATTTATGAAATTATAACTCTACAAAAATATATAAACCCGAAGTTGAATATATTGGTATTTTTTAAAAATAATATACTTGAACAGTATACACCTGAATTAAGAATATTTATCAAAAAGGTGGGTCTATTAATTAATAAGCAATGTGGTATCAAAATGAGTATTCCGGATAGATATAGATATAAAGAAAATCACTATTTACTTGATATTATGGAAACAATTGATGAATTAGACGATATGGAAATAGATAAACAATTGATGAATAGAAATTCCCAAGTAATAGCTTTATCGATAAAAGTAAAATTAGATGGTGTCGATTTTTTAGTTTTTGTTCCCACGAAACCCTCGAAAATCTACGATAATTATCCAATAATAAATGTTAATGCATTCCCGGTTAGTTTAGATTTTGATATAACTAAAAAATTAATGGAGCATGTTTATGAAAAAAGCGATAGAAAAATACTCTTGAAAACGACAACAATTATAAAAAATGATAGAATGATTGTAGGTATATTAACAATTACCAATCAGTTTATACCGGTTATACCAACAATATATGATGAAATAAAATATGAAGATATGGAGGTAATAGAATCATCGTCTGAAAATGAATATAAGATTGATTCTAATATTATTCTAGGGAATAAAGACGATGAAGAACGCGTAGTAGCGACAAAAAAAATTGTATTGGAAACAAAATTCTATAATGCGTTTAGAAATGTACTGAAAATTTTATTATCTGAAACAAAAAATATAAGTAATAAAAAAATATTAACTAAAATGCTTTCTGAAAATACAGATTATATAACAAAATTAGAGAAAGTTAAAATATTTATTAATGAATTAATGACAGAATATATAGATTACATGGATATTAATAGAAATAATATAGATAAGATAGATAAAATATCAACGTGTATAAAAGATAGTAAAGAAAATTGTTCAAACAACTGTTTTTTTACAGGAGAGACGTGTAAATTAAGAATACCTTATAAAAATCTTTTAAACGGTGGAGATAATTTACAAATATATTTTTCTAGAATTAGCGACGAACTTATAAGATTTCCAAAAATAAGAAATTATATAATGATATACAATACATATTTATCGTTAAATAAATTAAAGTATGTGGTAAATGAAGATGAAATATTGCTTTTAGAAGATATTTTGTTGGGAGAATATTTCCAAAATATAGAATTAAAGCAGGTAAATTCGCACATAAAAATAAAAAATTCATATGAATTAATACAACCGAGAGATGTCGTTAATTATGATTTTAATTACAACATGACAGACTTAATAGAAGGCAACGAAATATTTCAAGAATATAAAGAAGAAGGGAAAAATATAGATATTAATAGAAGTATTTACGAAAACAGTATGAGAAATGAAAGTAAAAAATGTATTAAGAATAAATTGGAAAAAAAAATATCATTTAAAAAATATAGACAATTAAATAAAATAAGTTTTAACGGTTACAATATATTGGAATATCGAAATTCTGAATTATGTACATTTGAATTATTTGCTTATATAATAAGAGTATCATATCAAAAATACATTAAAATAGCTGATATTAAAAATGTGTTAATTGAAAAGTTGGAAGAAATAAAGGAAGAATCAATGGAAAAATGGATGGGTTTTATGCGAATGTTTTGGACGACAAATAAAATGTCAATCTATAAAAATATTAATAAAATACCAATTGAAGTAATTGTTAAAAATGAAAATTATTACATGACTGAATTTGAATTTATTCTATTAGCCAGACATTACAATATAAATTTATTATTGATTAACAGAGGTAAATTTGGAATTATGGATTCCTCGGTCATATTTAATGAAACGGATAAAGAAAATTGTGTTGTAATTTTATTCAATAACTATGTTTTTAAAAGTCTTCCCGATTTTAAGATAAAGTCAAGAGAAATTAGAGCTAAACGGGAAAACATTGTCCCAGATTTAGGTATATTAATTTCAAATAATACATGTTTGATAAAAAAAGGTACAGTAAAGGATATACTAGAAGACGTCGATAAAACAAAAATTTATAATATTACAGATATGGATAGTATATTTAAATTAGCAAATAAAAGATATATTGAATTAAAAGAACAGGAAACAAAGAACAATAGTAAACAATTTTTAAAACAAAAAAACGCGGCTATTAGTAGGGGAGTTATTAATGGCGGGTTTAAAATAAAGAAGACAAAACTAAAAATGATTTTGTAAATTATAATTTATGTTATAAATAATTTAAATTATAATCCCAACGATAATCTTGAATATATATTTGGTGTAATATTAATACCACGTCTAAATCTCGTATTTGATGTATTGTTTATACTACTTACCCGTGGGTTATTCGTGTTAGTAGTTGATGTGTTTCGCGGAGATCTGGGCAGTTCAACTGACGGTCTGAAGGGATTTGGATTGCCCGTGTAAGTATTTTGAACTATGGGTGGGAGTATAGTAGAAAATAAACTTCTACGTCTTCTAAAAACACTATTTGAACTGTATGTATTTCTTATAATATTATTATTCGATAACAATGGTAAAGATGTAGTTCTATTGGCTGTGGGCGAAGTTATATTAGTAATTCTATAAGGTATTCCGGCTTCTTCTATAACGGTATTTGGTATTTCATCTTCTTCTATAACGGTATTTGGTATTTCATCTTCATTATTTGTATCTTCTTCTACACCGTTATTCTCATAGCGATTTATTTCACTTTCGCGTAAGAAAAAGAAATACGAAAGTGTTCTATTGTTTTCAAAAAAATAACGTAATTTTTTTTTTAATACCCGTTCGTATTTTTCTTTAAGTAAAGTATTACATAAAAATTTTTGTTTTAAATAGCAACACAAAAATTTACGCAACAAATCAACTATTTTCATTTTTTTGAAAATAGATGCCCTTGTTTCAACAAAAGCATAATTTGTAGTTTTTCTAAAATCATGAAGCATTGAAATAATATAATCATGGTGTTCAATAACAGAACCTTCTTTAGAATAAGATTCTATGGCATTGTATTGTAATTTTGGGAAAAATTCATTTTTGAAATCTTGCATTTCAAAATTACATTTGTAATATGCTAAAATACAATCAGGTATTATAAAATTTGTTTTACTAAATGAAATAAAAATATTATATAAATTATATTTTTTAAAAACCATGTTTGTAAATGGATTTTTTAATTGATTTGGCCTTGGAAACATGTTTCCATTGGAGTAAAGAGATATTTTCCATAAATTAATTAGATCTAATATTCTAAATGAATAAACGGTTTTATTTTCTATTATATTCACGATTTCAGAATTATCGTAATTTTTAAGTGGTATAAATCGCATATCTCTATCATTTTCATATTTTTTATAGAGTTTAATTTTTATTTTTCGAACAAACCTATTCATAATATTTAGAATTTTTTTAGAATCTATATAAATAGAAGTCAAATTGTCACTATCTTCATCATTTAAAAATTTGTTTTCATATATACAATAATTAAAAAATTTAATATCGGAGAGCCCCAATAATGTATCACAGTATATTTGATATGAAGAAGATTTAATTAAATCTGGATATTTTTTTGCTTGTATATCCTCCATAATTTTTTTTAATAACATATATATACATCACTTATAAAAAAATTAAAATATTTTATACGATAAAATATTTTATAAATTAAAATATTTTATAAATTAATATATTTTATAAATTAATCATTTCGTATTTAAAAATCAATAGAATAGTCGGTTGGTACAATCCCAGTGTTATTTGGAATTTCACTATCAATATTACTATCGATAGTAATAACTTGTTTGGAACAGGGGTCATTCACATCATCTATTTTCAAAACTGAATCAATATCTTCATTCTCATCCAATATCTTTTCTTGTAAATTCGTCATGTTATTGAGATTAAGTAATACTTGAAAACATCCTGTTCCGTAATAACCTTCTTGTCCTACCATTACATTTGATGAAACACCCGTCATAAGGTCGAGTTCTCCGTGACGTGCTGCTCTCAAAAACATTTCTGGTGTTTCTTCAAAACTAGCTTTCGCGATAGGACCAATGTCATCATTGTTAATACCATGTCTAAAAACAGAAACCATTTTTGAGGTAGCTGTTATTCTATCACACAACATTGAAAGATGATGTACGTCAATATATGTACCATCGAAAGAAATAACTTCTTGTAGTTCATTTAATATACATTGCCTTGCCGCTTCAATTCCTAATGTACGATATACTTCTTGAATATCATTTGTAATTGTTTTTGTACTATCAATTTCATCAATTGAAAGCATATCATATAAATTTGTTCCAACTGTATCTAGTACCCAAATTTCTTCGGGGACGTAATTTCCGTCTTTCTTTCTCATATAATTTGCTATTTTTCTGATAATAATCTTGGGTATACCTTTAATGCCTTTCAAAATAATATTATTGAGGAGATTATCTTGTAGATTTTTAAGAATATAAATCTCATCACTCTGGTCTAAATTTTTCTTTTTATTATTGGATAAATTTACAATTCTGATTCTAAGAACAAGGTTATCTTTATTAAAATCACTGTATACACATTGTACATTTGTTTTCAAACTATTTTTAATCGCAAAGTGAATTTCATCCATTGTAATATTTCTTTCAAGCATTTCTTCTTTTGATATTTCAAAACGAATAATCCATTTCGAAAAAACATCTTTTTCCGTAAATTCACTTTCAAATCCATTCTCTATCATTAATTTTTCAAATTCATAATATTCTTCAATAATTTCTGTATCCTCGCTAATATTTGTTACATCTATATTTGGGTCAAAGCAAATGGATACTGTTTTTGTTACGTCACGTAGATTTGTATATTCTAAACTGTATTTAATTTCTTGTGCTTTTTGTAGACTAGTACAATCTTCTTCATGTAAATGAATGGTGATTGATGGATTTTTCGGATTTTCGGAAAGAGACAAAATCTCTTCAATTCGAGGGACACCACGAGTTACATTTGATTTGGAGGCTACACCAGCAAAATGGAAAGTATTAAGAGTCATCTGGGTAGTCGGTTCACCAATACTCTGTGCTGCTACCATACCAACCATTTCTCCTGGGTGAACAATCGCTTTCTTAAAATTATAGTGTAACATTTCTAAAAGATAAATAACCGCTTTTTTATTGAATCGCCTGACAGTTAGTAATTCTTTCGGTGATAAATAATAATACCACGCAACTTTAAATAACTCAGTAGGTTTTAAATATTGGTTTACACTTAATTCTTCCAATTTTTGGTCAACCATGTAATAAACTTCCATGGGTGTAATATCAACAATATTATTATCTGTTATAAATAAGTTGTTTTGAACATTATTAATGATTCTTTGAAAATTAACAGGAATGTGAACATTAATATTTGATTCATAACCAAAAACATTCGCTACCATTTCATCTCTTTTTTCCATAATAAATTTGAGTATTTCTTTTGTTTTTGTAACAAGCTCTTTTTTTTGTTTTTTGAATCGCTTCTTAGCGTTGTTATCATAATTTGATATCATGAAATTGCGAATATCTTTATCATTTGGAATTTGAAAATGCGAATAGATTTCTTCTTGTGACATTTTAACAATAGGGAGTTTAATTGTCTCAACTTTCATGGTATTTATCCCATCTGTGCCATATTCAAATTGGATAATTTTATTTTTATTATTTCTAACAGTCATATCATATCGCACACTTAAATCTTCAAGAGACTTAATAAGTCTTCTTTGGATATAACCAGTAGAACTAGTTTTAACAGCCGTATCAATCAAACCAGTACGACCACCCATCGCATGAAACCATAGTTCTTCGGGAGTAAGTCCTTGAATAAATGAACTTTCAACAAAACCACGTGCTTCAGGGGAATCATCATATTTAGTGAAATGCGGCAAAGTTCGGTCTTCAAATCCATATGGAATTCTTTTGTTATCCACATTTTGCTGACCTAGACAAGAAATCATTTGCGCAATATTAATATTATTTCCCTTGGAACCAGCGTTTACCATAATAATAAATCTATTATTTTCATCCAAACTTTTTCTTCCAATACTTCCAGCATCTTTTTGAGCTTTATTTAAAATGGAATTTACACGTGTTTCAAATTCAACATTATTACTTTTTCCTGAATTATTTTCAAAAACATTGTAATGTAACTGATTAAGTAATTTCATAACATCTTTTTTCTTGGTTTTTACGGCATCAAGAATTTGTTTATCGGTAGTGTCATCAGCAATTAAATCACTAATACCCACACTATAGGAAGAAAGTTTCATATATTCCGTAACAATAGATTGTATATTATCAATAAATTCAGTAGCATGTTTATAACTGTAATCATTGAAAATTGTTTGAATGAGTCCTTTTGAACGAGCACCCAGGATTCCTTTATCTATTTGTCCTCTAATATATTTTCCATTTACAACCTCTATAATTTTATTTGATTCTTTTTTATTTTCACCAGACGAGAATTGACTATTTGGGAATCTACAATTCATGGGTGGTAAAATTTGCGATAAAATATCAAAACTAGAAATATCTTTATTTTTAAATATATCTAGGTCTACATTGTTGTTATACATTAGTAAATTCATAGCTGTTCGCTTATCAAATGTGATATCCTTTCTCGTAAATCTATAACAACCTAACAGAGAATCCTGGAAAATTCCCACAATAGATTGATGGTTAGCTGGACTTATAATTTGATGTGGGACAGCAGCTAAAGTTAATAGTTCACACTGAGCTTCTTCGCTCTGTGGTCCATGCATATTCATTTCATCACCATCAAAATCAGCATTATATGGCTTTGTGTCACCGACATTCATTCTAAACGTATTACCCTGTCTCATAACTTTAACCTCGTGACACATCATGGACATTCTGTGTAGAGTAGGTTGCCTATTAAATAGAACGGGATCTCCATCAACAAGGTGTCTATGAACAATATCACCTTCATTAAGCTCGAGTGTTTCTTTTTCAACGTATCTAAGAGAAATACTTTCACCATTTTTTCGTTCGAGAACATTTGCCCCAGGGTGAATATCCGGTCCATTCATTACTAATCCAGTAAGAAATGCTTTATTTCTTTTATTAACTTTCGCAGGAAATGTAATATTTTTCGCAATTTTGAGAGGAACGCCCAATTGTTTAATGCTTATATTAGCATCGGGTGTAATGACAGAACGTGACGAAAAATCAACTCTTTTTCCCTGAAGATTACCTCTCACACGACCCTGTTTGCCTATAAGTCTTTCCTTGATTGATTTAAGAGCTCTACCAGAACGCTGTGCGACTGAAGCAACACCCGGTATTTTATTATCTACCATAGTAGCAACATAGTATTGAAGAACTGTAGCCCAATCCTCAATAACTTTTGAAGGAGCATCCTGTTGGATTTTTTCTTGAAGAGTTGTATTTGCTTTAATAATATTTACGATAATATGTGAAATATCATCTTCACTGCGCTGTTGTGAATCATGTTTAACAGAAGGTCTAACCGATGGTGGTGGTATTGCCAATGTTTGACAAATAAACCATTCGGGTCTAGACCATACAGGACTAAAACCCATAAAAGTTATGTCTTCGTCGTTAATTCTTTTAAGAATGCGAAGAATGCTCTCAGGGGTTAGTTTGATAGTCGGTTTTTCTTTAACATTTCCTTCTTCATCTAAAACACCGTCCATTTTCTCCCATTCAGCATAAATATCGGCCAAATCTTGTTTATAAATTTTTCTTGGTTGTTTGCACCCACAGCCTTCTTCCGTAACAGCTCCACATCTTTTAATTTTATTAGCATGTTTAAATACAAAATCCCATCGTTTTTTAGGCAATAAATTTTTAATAAAATTATATTTTTCTTTACTAATAAGTAATTTTCCACATTTAATACAAACGCATCGTAAAATCTTAATTAATGTATTTAAATATTGTATATAAAACACTGGTTTTGCCAGTTCAACGTGTCCAAAATATCCGGGTGTTTTCATATAATCTAAACCATCTGTAGGGCAAATTAAACCAGGCTCTAAAACACCCATCCTAGGGTCAAAAAGACCATTAAGAACTGGTTTATTATTTATATATGTATCTCTCGTTCTAATTTCAGCTACGGAACTTTTCCTAATGGCATCAGGACTCAAGACACTAAATTGTATACCGAGAATTTTAGAAGGCTTAATTTTATTTTTTCCATTATTCGTGGGCATTCTTTATACTTATAATAAAATATTTAGATTATATTGTTTAAATCAATTTAAATGTTTGTGAAATACTTTTAAAAAAAAAATTGATAAAAATATATATATTTTTTTATTAGTTAAAAAAAAATATATATTTGATTTATAATGGATGAAAATGAAAAAACAAAAAAATCCCCTAAATCATCTAATAAAAAGAGGCTAAATAAAAAATCTCGTGACAAACCTGTTTCAACGGATGATGATTCCGATGACAGCGACTATATCCCCATTCTAGATGACGATGATATTACAAAAGATAATAACGCTTATATGGAGTTTTTAAATGATTTGTTTCCATCAAAATATATGAATAACAAGATTAAGAATAACAAGAAATTGGCAAAGAAAAAGGTATTTAATACGTTGAAGAAAAATAAGGAAAGAAGTGGAAACAAAGTACGTGGAAACAAAGTACGTGGAAACAAAGTACGTGGAAACAAAGTACGTGGAAACAAAGTACGTGGAAACAAAGTACGTGGAAACAAAGTACGTGGAAACAAAGTACGTGAGAAGAAAGGTAGTGAGGACAAAAAACGAAATAATAAAAATACAGAAGAAAATGTAGAAATGGAAGTTGATGATTTTCCAAGCAATGAAGATGAATTGCTAGATGAACATGATGAAATGATGATAAATCCAACTAAGTTTAATATTATTTATACGATTGCTGGTAAAGGGAAACAATCATTTGGCTCGGACTGTGATGAAGAAGAGGATTGTGATACAGAAACAGCTGAATCAGAAAGTTGTAGCGATGATTCTGATTCTAGTTTAGACCCTAAAGATTTTGAAAATGTACCAGCAGATGATATAACTGAAGAAGAATGGGAAACACTGATGAGAAAACAAGAAGAAAAATTTGTAGAAGATGAACAAGACCGAAAAAAAATGCTTTCATCCCTTAAAGTAGGGGATAAGATAAAGGTTAAAAAGCGTACATGGGAAAAGAAATACATTGGAACTATTAAGAAAATATATAATAAAAAGGGTGCTAAACAATTATATGATATTAAATTAGATAATGGTGAATTTGAATTGTTAAAGAAAATGAGAGAATATGTAATAATTGAGAAAATTGGTATAAATAAGAATAAAGTTCCTAAACCTATTCAAAAATTACTACGATTAAAAGATAAGAACCCAGAAAAGTATAAAGAAGAACTGGAAAAGTATGAAAAACAAATGAAGGTTTTTGAAAATAAAACAACAGAGAAAAGGGAGAAAAAGATAAAACAAAAGAACGTAGATAGATTTAAAAAGATGATGAAGGAAAAAAATAATACGAACGATTTGTCTTATTTCAAAAATATGAAGGTTATTGAACAAAAAAATATTTTGCGAAATTTGTTTGAAATAAATAAAATGACAACAGTTGAGAAACCATATAAGCTTTCATTAATTGAATCACCTATAAATCCAAGTATTAAGGCGGTTGCTATGAAAAAAGTAAATATGCTTTCTATGATGGATCCATGTTCTGGCGACTACTATAAAAACAAACTATGGGTAGATACTTTTATGAGTATTCCATTCGGGAAATATAATTCATT